CCAAAGATATCCCTAGATAAAAACTCAGCATAACCCTTCACAAAAGAAGACCGAAGACCAGGATATCTACGCTTAATGCGCTTCTCAATCCGTGCATCTTCTACGATATTGATGAAAGATTTTAGCTTAGGATTTTCTTTGACAGTTGTTTTCCAGTCCTCATAGGGAGTATCAATTGCGTGACCGACCTCATGACCGATCAGCAAATCATAACCATGCTCAGACACATTCTTCCAGTTCGGAAGAGTCAGAACACGATTTTTAAGTTCGAAGGACGCTGTTGAAACGTTTCGAACCTCAACATTAATATTCTCAGTAGCCAAGAGTTTGGCTAAAAGCGACTTGTGATTCAGAATAGACATATTTGCTCCATCTCGATTACAAACATATTGTATACCAAGATAGGAGCAATGTCAAGCTTTTTTTGATGGTTCCTACTATAAGAGGAACTTATGAATCTTGTTGATAATTATAAATTAATTTTAGACCATAGTCATTAGTGCCACTAATCGCTTCAAAGTTTTCTTTATAGTGTAGCTTGTTCTTTTTAAAGGGTCTATAATCTACATAGTGATGCACTCTCCCATAACGCCAAACGACACTGGCGACATCTGGATGATAATCTGATAGCATCTGTGACTTCTCTAAAGTACCCCTAGGATCTTTTATATTTCCTTGCTTACCATATAGTTCTTCTGTGTTCCCCCCACCAACCGTCTGGGTTGCGCACTTTCCAGCTAGAAAAGCGTTGAATTGAACGGTGCAATAACCAGCCTTTAATACTTGAAGGCAAAGATCAACATCTTCATTATATTTTAATCGCCATCTATATGGGCAATCATTTTGAATTAGAATTGTCGAATAAACTTTCGTATTTAAATAATATGGCGGATATTTAGTAGTAGGTGCAATAAAAAAACGATAATTAAAACCTGAAACAGGAACATTATCATATCGATCAATAAAATCTTCTGCTGCTCTAAAAATAGCACCAGTTTCAACTCGAATTCTTTCATTACGATTTAATCTATAGAAATCGGAAATATTATCATCAATACACCAATGTTTTTTAGCTCCAATTGAAATGGAATGATCCCACAACCAATTTCTGGCTGGATAAGAACCTAAACCCAAATTACTAAATGGTAATTCTAATACGGTAGCGTATTCACTTAAATTAAAGGTTTCAACTGCTTTTTTATAATCATCGTATTCCTGGGGTTCTACAACAATATGATGGGGTACTTTCATGCGAGTCAATGATTTAGAAGTAATCATAGAATCGTGTCTTCCTTTAGAAGGAATATAAATTGGATATTGAGGGTTTGTTTGTTTACTTTTCATGATAAGAAACTTTCAATACTGTTAGGTGTTAGTTTATCGTTAATTCTATCTTCAAAAATTTTTCTTATTTGGTTAATAAAATTCATTTTTGTATGTTTATCTTTAGTTTGCTGAGATATCTTTAATCTATCTTCATATGTCAATTTCGATAATTCATCAATTACTTTAATTAGTTCTTTTTTGTTTATACCAGATGGTACTATTCTGTAATGATTAGTATCAACTGCAATTTCTGCGCTCGAATGACTGTTACTTTTGTTCGTAACAAGTATTAATGGTAAACCACAGCACAACGCTTCCAATGCACTAATACCCCATGATTCATTGGGGCATGTTGATATGTAACAAACAGCTTTTGAAATATGTTGTATCACATCATCATGCTTAAGGTCTCTTTTTGTTTCTTGTGGATACTTCCATTCCAAATTGTCATAGTAATACTTGTCATGCTTTTCATTTTTTAAAAAGCTACCACTATTTGTTACAACCAAAGAATTTTTATCAGAGCCTTTTAATTTTTTATGAATCCAAAAAGGATTCTTTAATGCTTCTGCTCTTCCAACTGTAACAGCATCATATTCAAGCTTTTCAGATACTGTGAATGAATCTTCTGCATACGCTGGATTAATAAAGCCTCTAACATTTTCAATTTCATGCCCATATAATCTAACAGACATTTGACTGAGAAAGTTATATTGATTTTTACTCACAAAATATAAATGACCACCATTATCAGTAAACTCTTTTAAAATCTTCAACATTGGTAGATATCTAATGTGTCGAATCAAAGGCACATGAACTATCAAAATTACAGGTATACCTAACTTTAATAAAGAATTCGTGTAAACATTTTCATCATAATTTGAAAAAATGATATCTGGTTTTTCTCTGTTAACAGCATCAAATAAAACAGATTTAACTTTATTCTTTCTTCTATGTTCTTCTGTTATTTCAACAGGCACTATTTCAGGTATTAGATTATACGCATTTTTAATGAATTTTTCAATACCACCAGAAACAATATTGCTGTGAATAGAAACTCCATTTTGAACTTTATAGGGAGTTAAAATTTTCATTCAGATTCGATCCAGCGTTTCAACATGTTATTATCAGCTTCCAACTTTGGATACCAAATACTCTTTGTTTTTTCTGTTAGATTCTGATCAACTAACTTGGCAAAGGCATTGTAATCATCTTCATTTCTAAAGCTTAGGAAAATCTTTTTGAACGGCGGCTTTTCTTCTTGAACGAACTCCGGCATGCCGACCCAATGTTCTTCCCAATTATGCTTATCATCTATATACTGCTCTTTTTCTTCATCAGTCAAATCTATAAAATCAAAAATCATTTTTCTTTCTTCACTCATAACTAACTCCTAAACAAATTGGGATTGTTTTTAACATTCTTGTTATACTGCTTCATTATTTTTAATTGTTTCTTTTTAGCCAACATAAGCGTTGCTGGTCCAACATGGTCAATCATTCTCACACCATTTAGATGATCAATCTCATGCTGAAATATGCGAGAAGTCAATCCAGTAAATGTAACTTCATATTTCTTACCAAGCTCATCATAATATTCTACATCAATCGATTCATGTCTGTAAATAGGTATTGATAATCCAACATATGATAAGCACATTTCTTTTTCTTTTACAGTTTCTTTTGATGCGCTAAGAATCTTCGGATTAATACATGTGATGAATTTGTCACCAACAGATAGAACAAACATTCGAATGTTTATACCACACTGAGGCGCAGCAAGACCTAAAGCACCATACAGTTTCAGAGTCATCCTAAGTCTTTTGGCAAGGGTAATATATTTACTGTAATCAACAGCAAGCTCTGGTACAACAAAGTTTTTCACAAGAATAGAATCATCAAAAACCTTGTATGGTTCTATATTATCTTGTCTTATAACACCATCATCAGTATTGATAGTTAAAATCTCACTCATTTTGCAATCCTCGAAAAATTATTCGTCTTTTCAAATCTAATCATTGATCTAAATTTATCTTGTAACACATCACCCTTATGACTAATAACAAACAGATTGGTGCCATCAAGTATGTGAAGCAAGTTCATTAAATATTCAGTTCCATTTGCATCTAATGATGAATCAAATACTTCATCCAAAATCAGCAAATTTGTATTGGCTGAATTTTTCATCTTAGCAATAGCTCTCCATGTTAACATAAGAGCCATATCTATTCTTTGCTTTTCACCTTCACTAAAAGAATCATAACTAAATTCATCACGGTGTCTTGATTTTATTGTTTCCTTAAACGATTCATCGAGATTAAAATTAACAAAAAAATCCATCGCAGATAGATACTTGTTGACTTGATTATTGATAACAGGAAGATACTGCTTAATAATTTTTGTTTTAATGCCAGTATCTTTTAAAAGAACACTTGCTGTTTCTAACAATTTCTTTTCTTCAAGTAACTGTTTTCTATTTTCAGAAAGATCATTTAGTTTTTGTTTTTCTGTATCAAGTTCTTTTTTCTTTTCATCGACATCTGTATTTTTTTGACTTAGCTTTTCAATTTCTTTTCTAATTGTCGCAATAAACTTATTAGACTCATCAATGGTAGTAGTATAAGAAGCAAGAAGAAGTTGTTTATTTTGTACTTTTTTGAGAATATTCTGTATATCATTTAATTTTAGTTGTTGAGTTGATATCTTACCTTCAATTTTCTTTAAAGCATCGTCATATTCAACGCCCTTAACAACAAGCTGTTTAATTTGCTCCTCTTTAAATTCTAAGCTAATGGCTTGTCTGCATGTTGGGCAGCCATCATTCTCTTCGAAAAACTTGATATCTTTTTTAGTCTTTTTATGATTGGTTTCAATCTGATATTCAAGCTGTGAAAGTTTCTTAATAGAAGAATCAACTTCTGTTTTATTTATGGCACTATTTTGAAGGTCTGTAATTTCTTGTGTTATCGCAATAATGTTATTAGTTGTATTTGCGATCAAATTTTCAGTGTCTATAATAGATGATAACTTCGATTGAATGATATCATCATTATTCTGTTTTAAGCTATGAATGTGGGTTTTGATTAAGGAATATGCGCTGTTGCTTATTTCTGCATCACGCTTATTACTATCTAATTCTTGTTTGTTTAATGCAACTCTGGACTTCAAGAGAACATTCATTGAAGAGAACACTTTTATATCCAATAATTCCTCAATGATATCTCTACGATCAGCAGCGGATAATTGCATAAATGGCGTAAAAGATGCTGAACCCAAAATAACAATCTGTGTGAATGACTTATAGTTCAGTTTAAGTATATTTTTCTCAAGATGATCTTGATAATCCTTGTTTGATGCATCTTGATTGATCAGTTCATTATTGACATAAATCTCAAAAATATTTGGCTTGATACCACGAATAATTTTGTAAGATTTGTTGTTTGTCTCGAACTCAATTTCAACAACACAATCTTTTTGATTTATTGAATTGATTAAAGTTGGTTTGTTGATATTACGAAAACCTTTACCAAACAAAACAAAACACAATGCATCAAGCAAAGTAGATTTACCAGCACCATTACTGCCGATAATAAGTGTGTTCGGTGATTTGTCTAGGGCGATTTCAGTAAAGAAGTTACCAGTGCTTAATAGATTACGCCATCGTATAACTTTAAACTTCATCTTTAATTACATTCCATTTCCAAAGACTCCACATACAATTTTCTCAGCAATCCTTTCAGTTTATCAGAATTAACATCAACTGTCAACTGATCCACATAATTAGATAGAATAGTCATGGTATCTTCCGACTGATCAACATCATCATCGTGCAAAGATGATAACTCAATGAAATCTTCAACAATATTCAAGTCTGCTGGTACTGCTTTGTAAAGATTATCCATTGCATAATCGAATTGATACTCATCAGTTTTGTTTAGCACAACAACTTTCACATAGACATCTTCATATTTGGAGTAATCAAAATTTTTCCAATAATCAAGCGTTTGTGTTGAATCATCATAATAAATTTTATGAAACAAAGTAAAAGAATTTTGCACAAATTCAATATCAAGAGTGTCTGTGTCAAAGATATGAAAACCTCTAGGATCATTAAAATCTGACCAAGTTATCTCGTATGGTGTTCCAAGATAACTTATGTTACTCTTTGTCGATTTATGATGAAAATGCCCAGAATACACATGATAATACTTGGAAAAAACATTGGAATCAAAACCATCATGTGAAATATTTCCACGATCCATTTCAAAACCAGCAATATCAAAATGCCCAAAGCATATTTTTGATTTGCTATTAGACATCTTTTCAATTTCAACTTTGCTATCAAATACCCAAGGTACAATGTCAATAGCTAATCCACCGAATTCTACTTGTGTAAATTTATCATACAATGTAATGTTGCTGTATTCTTTAAGCAATAACTCAGGTGAATTTAGATCAGGTGTATTTTTGAAATATACACAATGATTACCTAACAATACATGCATGTGCATGTTGTTTTGCAACAACTTATCAAAGAAGTATTGTTTTGAAAGATGAAGCGTGTTGAAGTTGACAAACTTTCGTCTGTCAAATAAATCACCAAATTGGACAACCGTTGTGATATTGTTTTTTAAACAGTATGGGAAAAACACATCATCAAAAAACTTCTTGAAGTGATCGTGAAAGTGTAATGAATCACCTCTCGCACCAAAGTGCGTGTCTCCTAAAAGGGCAATTTTCATAGATTGTCACTATCTAATAAGTGCATTGCTTCATCTTCAAAATCACCTTCTACTTCTTCAATCTCAACTTCAATAAACTTATCAAGACCTTTGACTTTTGCTTTTTTCTTTTTCTTACCTTCTTCAAAATTCTGGATAAATTCACCAATATTATCATAAAGATCGAATTGACGTATCATCTCACCATCATTATCATCTTCTGATAAATGACCTTCATCGAGAACACCGAATTGAGTTGTCGCCTTATATTTTACATACAATTGTTTCTTTTCACGCATAATCCTTCGTAGAAAAGCATAGTAAACGATTTGTGTGAAATAAGCGAATGGATTTTTAGACTTCTCTGGATCAAAATTGCGGAAATACATTACACAATTTTCAACACCATCAGCAATCATTTCATCCCTAAAAGTATATGCGATAAAATTAGGTTTTCTGGACAAATGCTCTGCAATTTTTAAGAAACATTCACCGATATAATTTGGTACAGGTATGTTTGGATTTATTGCAGACGCTTCTTTATAATTAACTAACGCTTGAAGAAAATCTGCATTATTGATATAGTGTTTCTCGCTCATGATATTCCTTAGTGTTTTGTATCAGGTATTTCTGTTTTTTCTAAAATCTCCTTATACAAGTCTTCATCAGATGGTGGATACATCATTTTAGACATGATCTGAAATGCACTTTCATTATATTTGACAACTATTTCATCAGTTGGTTCAATAATCGTCAAGATATCATCAGCGTACACTATGGCGATATCATATTTTATGATATCGATTGGCAACCAAGGCACCATATAGTAGCTATATGATCCTTGGGTTTTCATTTTACCTACCACCATCGGGCTGAAAAAAGTAAGAGTATCATCTTCTTCATTGGTTGTATATGAAGAAATGATGTCTTCACCATTTTTTAACCTAAAGATTCGAGGCTCATGTACTTGTTTATCCATTTTTCAAATCTATTGTATAAAGTTTGTAATCGAATTTTTCTTCATCATATATTTTTAATCGCTCAATAAAATGTTGAAGAGTAATATTTGGTTTTTTACCGGTTCGAAGATCATCAGATATATCAATCAAAGTTGCTTGAGTTTTATTATCACCCAATCTCAATACACGACCAATACTTTGAAGATTTCTAATTCGTGATTTAGAAGGTGATGCAAATATCACATTATGCAAATTACGAATATTAATACCTGTTGAGAATGTGCCATATGAAGCTACAATAATTGCATTCTCTTCACCTTCTGTGATTTTTCTGGCATTTTCTCGCTCTTCGACTTCTGTTTTACCATATACGAAAAACAAATGTCTGTCGTCTTTTACTGATTCTTTCAACATATTGTATAACACTTTTCCATGTTTGTCAACTAGATTGAAAAGAATTAGTGTATTACCTTTTAAAGATAATACTAAATTTTTAATGAATTTATTTCTGGCATCATTTGAAACCAAAAAATCAATCTCATCCTGATATTCCCACTTATTAGATCGTGAGCAAGTTTCTTTAGGATATTTCAAAGTCAAACATTTAATTCTAAATGCAGCTAAACTTTTATTCTCGATAAGCTCTTTAGTTGTAATTGTTTTATAAACAGGTCCAAACAAACCTTCTAGCACCATTCTATGGGTTGCAGTGCCATCAAGCGTTCCCGTAAGACCTATTCTATACTTAGCGTTAACGCAATTGACTAAAATAGATGTTAATGATTTAGCTTTAAAAAGATGTGATTCATCACCAAAAACAAAATCAAAATCGTGAAAAAAGTCAGGGCTTTGTGTATATAAAGACTGCCATGTTGATATGGTTAGAAAAGAGTTAGAAGCTCGCTCTGTACCACCATAAACTTTATGACAATTAGATTTTGAGTCATATCCATAGGATTCAAAATCACTATACATCTGTTCAACGAGCGATGTTGTTGGTACTATCAGCAAACCTCTTTTCAAACCAATTGATTGAAAATATCTCAATATCAAGTATATGATAAATGATTTACCTGATGCTGTTGGTGATAGAATTAGCATTCTCTTATTACGAATTGCATGAACAAATGCTTGCATCTGGTAATCACGAGCAACATGTGGAAGACCTAATGATGTAGCAAAATCAGAACCTTCTTTTAACGAAAAGTTAATTGTAAGTTCTAATTCAGGATCAATATCTAGATCATACTTTCTTTGCTTACAGAAGATTTTAACATATTCAAGAAGACCTCGATATAATTTTCTCTCTCTAATATTAAAGAGTCTTATTTTTCCATCCCAAAGTTTATTCTTGTATTGAGGTGAAAATTGATATCCTGGTACCTGAAATGTAAAGAATTCAGATAGCTCTTGCGCTAAATCTTTTTCACACTTCACTAGCATGAAGGCTTCATTGAATGGTGTTAATTGTATCATGCGCCTTGAATAAATCTTTCCCATTCAATAAGAGCCTTGATTTGAAAGGTTCTTGAATGCAGTTCTTTCATTATAGATAAACAAGATTCAATGACCTGTTCAGTCAAAGCTTTTTGTGCTAAAAGTCTTGTTATATCTTCATCACTATCGATATATGTATTAATATCTGTTTTTAATACTCTAATTAGAAATGGTTCCCAACCATATCGATTCAGCGTCTGTGAATCCATATTACCAGAGTAGTATTCCCACTTCAAACGCTTCATTCGATTAATTTTAAACTGAACATCTTTTAACACAAGTTGATTATGTGTTAAAACTGTTAAGTATTTACTGTGTAATTGAGGAATGTTTGTGATTTCACGACCAGGCTCTGTTCTGTCGATAACAGAATCCTTTTTCCACATTTCCAAAAGTTCATCAAGTTTGCTCATTGACTTCTCCATATTTGGAGAAATATTATCATAATATACAAGATTAGTCAAGCAGTTTCTATGTCAAAATACGAAAATCTGAAAATTGCATCAGCAGTTAAAACGGATTCTGGTGAATCTGATGCTGAAAAAATGAGTGATGAAAGCGATGTTGGGAAGCATTCATGCAATTTTACTCTATAATTAATATTGTTTGCAGATGTTAACAAAGATAGAGTTGCATCTGAATATTGTGGGGTATCGCTAACAACGAATGGGCTTTGTAATTGAGGCAATCTACGATATTCTGCAAAATCAGTTGGGAATGTTAATGCACGAATCCAATCATGAATTTCTTTCCAAGATTTTAAATCTTCATCAACCATAAATGTGATGTTTAAGGTGTCATAGATTATCTTCTCACCGGGTCTATAGAGATCGATGAATGGTGTTGACTGGAGTATTTCACCCATGTTCACACCTGGAAGATTTGCTGATTGACAAAAGAATGTCGTATTTGGCAATCTTGAAAAATTAAGTTGAAACTTATTTGGATGTAATAAGTTTGGATTTGATGGGTTTCTTGTTAGGGCTGTCATATGTGTATTTAGGTTATTTTACCAACGATATATCTGTATTTATAAAAAAACGGGAACCGAAGTTCCCGTTTTAAAACTAACTTATTGTTATTATTATAGTTAGGTTTTTATTACATCAGATTCGAAATCTTGAATGCTCTGTAATAGTTGTTTGTCTGAGCATTTAGACGACCCAGACCTTGGTTGGTGCCTTCAGCGAATGGATTAGCAACTAGACCGTAACGAGTCTTGAAGCCGATCTTTGGCTGGAAGTTACCGGTGTCAACTGCACGAACCATCTGTAATGGAACATATGGGCAATAGAACATACCAGCATCATAAGCATTTGAACCCTTATAACCAACAACAGCGAACTCGCGAGCAGCTGAAGTAGGAGCATATGGATCAATGTAAACCTTGATACGACCGAAGATAGTACCAGCAAATGTATTGCCTGTGTCATCAACAGTTAGATTTACTTGGCTGTTCAATGCAGATTGATAGTCAAGAACACCAGCCATAGCAAGAGCAGAAGCAACATCAGAAGAAACGATCATGATGTTACCTTTACCTCTACGAGTTGTCTTTGCAATAGCGTTAGCTTCGCGCTCGATTTGGAAAGCAAGACCCTTAACTTTTTCAACCATCCAACGACCGTTAGAATCGGTATCTAAGTCAAAAGTACCAGCTGCTGTTGTACCAACTTGTGCACCAGTCTTAGCAATCTTGTAGATTGTACGGATAACTTCACGGTTGATTTCAGCAAGAATTTCTGTTGACAGAATGTTTGCAAGCTCTGTCTCAGCGTCAAGACCATGAACAGCTTTCAAGTCTTGTGCAAGTTCTAGTGAATATTCAGCCTTCAATGCACGAGTGTTAGCAGTAACGGTAACTTTCTCGATTGAGAAGCCCATTTCTTCAAAAGTGCGGGTATCGCCAGCTCTGTTAGTGATACCAGTTTCTGCTTGAGTAGTTGTATATGCAGAACCAGCGGCTGCGTTACCTGTGAAGGTTGTAGCATTGTTAGCAACAACATCAACACCAAGTGCAGATTGTGCGCCGGTACCAGCGTGTGCTGTGTTAGCTTCGTTGTAGAAAGCTTCGTCGCCTGATTGGCTGTCGTAACGAGTACGCATTGCGAAGATCAGACCAGTAGGACCAGTCATTGGCTGAACGCCGCAAACATCATAAGCGATCAAGTTTGGAAGTGAACGACGAACCAAGCTGATCATGATTGGATCGAAACCAGCAGTAGGACCAGCAGCGGCTGCGCCACCACTGAAACCACCGTTACCAGCAACGATGTTTGGTGAAGCTTCGGTCAACATTGAATTTTCTTTTGCCATAGCCTGGAACTGGTTCTCAAGAACGAGAGCAGTAACAGCTTTACGATATGGGTCAGTAATGGAAGGAAGCTCTGGGTGCTCCAGAACAGGCGACCATTTTTTTTGCAGTTCTTCGGTTAGATACATTTGTGTCTCCTAGTTATTATTTGTTTAGTTTAGAAATAGTTTGTGTGACAGCAGCAACGAACGGATCTACATATCCAGTTGGTTGAGCGTCTTCATTGATCTGTTCTTGAAATTGAGACTCATCAGCTTGTTTTACATTTGAAGGAAAATAATTTTCTACAATAGTAGAAATCTTATTAGCGTATTCTTCCTCTGTGGAGAACTCGACACTCTCTGCAAGTGAGCGAACTTTTTCAGACTGGGTATCAGTCAAACCTTCAGTTACTATATGAAGAACTTCATTTTTCTTAGATTCAATAAGTTCTTTCTTGTAGAACATACCTCTCTCAATTTCCTCGTTTAGAGAACCTTCCAACTCTTCAACTTTGGAAGCAAGCTCTTCAACAAGATCAACTTTCTCATCAGGTACATCGATGTAGTGTTCTGCAAACAAGTTGCGCAGACCACCGATGAACTCTTCTGTAATTTCTGTTCTTAGACCTCTTTCGATAGCGATCTCGTTATCTTCAATCCATTGTTCAACAACATATGATAGATAATCGTTAACTTTCTCGGTAAGGTCAGATTTCACTAGATCAATAGCTTCTTCAAGCATTGCTGTGTAATGAGTGTCAATTTCCTCAGTAATTTGGGAAACACGATCAGCAACGCGGGCTTCGAAAATAGTAGAAACCTTTGTTTTAAACTCTTCTGAAATGTTTTCGTCACCAAAGATAGCATTAACATCTTCGGCAATAACATTTTCAACATAATCTTCTTCTTCTTGGACTTTGCCAGTAGCAGAAAATGGGTGTGTTGTAGGTGCAGCGGCAGACTTTGCAGCCTTAGTTGCATCAATTTTGTTTGAATCGTCGGTTGGCTTGCTGTTTAAAGGTGTTGGACCACCTAGATCAACAACTTCATCACCCAACTTTTCAGGTGACATACCTGGTGCAGATTTCTTGCTACCAGCAAGAATGTCAGCAGCGGCTTCGAATAGTTTGTTGGACATTGAAAATCTCCTTATTATTTCTATGTGATATTATTTAGTAATTACAGTTTTTTCAGAAAACCTTCGAACAGTTTATAAGCAACATGTTCAATTTCTTTTCTTGATGCTTGTCTTATTTGTTTCTTTGCGTTGTCAATGTCAACTTCAACAAACCTGCCTTCAACAAACAACCATTCTTTTCCTTCCATTATACCAGACACAAAAGCATCCGGTGCAGAGGGATCAGCAACAATGTCAGCAGCAGTAGCTAACATAAAGTCATCTTGTACAACATTGGTACCTTCAACTACAGCCAAAGAACCCATACCTCTTGATGAAACGCCCAATTGTGCACCTTCATCAATTAAGTTTCTTACAATATTTCCATATGGTGTTTCGAGAATCTTTGCTTTACCGTAAAAATTCTCACCATCACATCTTAGTTCCTTGATTATGTGCGACACTCTATCTAGATTTATAGAAGGTGTGTCTGGATGACCCAATTCACCAAATGCTCTATTTGTTGCAACATATTGTTCATTATAGCGTTGCACTTCTCTGTTCAAAGTTTCGAAGGGATATGATCTTTTATTGCGATTGACACGATTCGCTTGCATAAAGATCCCTTCGATAAAGTAATTTTTCTTACCTGATTCAGCTTGTTCAGTAATATACTTTACATTCTCTACATGTTCTCTAATAAGTTTCATATCTATTACTCTATAGCAGGTGAATAAATTGCATCTTTGGTTAGCTCAAGCATCAAAGTACCGCTACCACCATTTACAAGTTGAATAACAATGTTTGATGCAGCTGTATTTGCAACAGTCATACCAAATGAATTAAATGGTATCTGACCAGTTCCTGGTAACTGAAGAACTTCCACAGTATCCCTTTTCACTGACCAATATGCTGTTCCAACATTGGCAGCCCAATGTGCTTGAGTGATGATGGCTCTATTAACTATTTCTTCAACAGAAATAGAAGTATTCTGTGATCTAACAGTATTGGCAACAAGATCCCTAAGTTCGATGGAAACTGTACCAGTTCCAACAACTCTTAAAGTAACTCTGCCTCTTGAAGCGTTAATTATTTCATATGACATTATCGTATCCCTAAAGATTTTCTTCTTCTTACACTCAACATTCTTCGTCTAAGAATCTGTTGTTTATGTGCTCTTCTTTTTAAAGCACCTCTGCGTTGGGCTCTTTTCATTGTTATCTTTTGCATAGCAGTAATTCTTTTCATTTTACCGCCGCGCAAAGTGAAACCCTTTACAGCAGACCTTCTTATATTTCTTTGAACAACAATTCTACCATTTTTTCTTCTGATTCTTCTACGAATCAGTTTTGTTCTACCCAACCTAATGACATTTTGCGACTCATCAAGCTGGTCTTCGTATTCAAACATATCAGCGATAACATATTGCTTAACATCATTAATGCGTTCAGCTAAAATGTCATTCATTAAAGCAAATATAGATTGTTTTGCTTCTGATATATTACTATTTATAATACTATTTATCATATATCAAATGTGAAGGATTTTAATCGTTGATATTGTTCTTCATCTTGTATCATTTCAACAAAAACTTTTTGATTTTCTTCATCAAGTGATTGATACAAGTCCATCATATCATCTGGAATAACAATTTCTTCTGCTTGAAAAGACGGTGTCAAATCAACAGAACCAGATGCTGTATATGGTATACTGAAATATTTTTTAAGCTTATCGTTATAATAAAGAGCAATACGAATATTGTTCGACATATTACGAATATATTTTCTCTTCAATATCAGTATCATTGGTGGGCCAGATGCAGGAATCTTATCTGTTTCTTCAATCTCTTTTACTGCTTCATCCAATTCAACATCTTCTCTAACTGCCCGTCTTGCTTGAGTAAAAATCTGTTTATTATTAGAAAGAAGATCAACCATTCGATTGAAAAGATTTTGCATGATCATACGGTCAGCATTAGTGAACACGGGTCTTTCCTCTTCCATCTTAGAAAGAATCTTATGTATTCTCTGTAGTTGTGCTTTATTGGCAAGACCAGCACGAATCAGAACATCAAACTTTGAATATTCCGATGTATCTTCTATGAGAGAACCTCTAATCTGACCTATAGTTTTCATTCTGCACCTAAATTACTTCATGCGCATTAAATCGTGAATATCTTTTTCTTGATTTTTTACAAGATTAGCACCATGTGTATTTCCTGGCCTTGATTTATAAGTAAATTCAGTACCAGGATGATCAGAACTTCTTACAGATGTAATATGCTTACCACCACGCATAGTTGATGAGTCAGATGTTCTGTATGTTTCTTTATCATCATCTCTAATTGAAGTTGCATTTTGTGTAACAGATGTATTTCTTTTCAAGTCATCTACAGTAGAATCTCTTGTGTTAATTTTTTGTATGGACTCTTTCCCATTCTTTATTCTTGATGTTGTGTTATCTGTAGATGATGAAACAACCCTATGTTTCTCAGGTGCTTCATCACCAGGATCCCCATCCTCAGGTTCATCATCACTACCACTGACAACAAGACTTTCTAAAACAGATTTACCAAACAAAGATGCAGCAAGATTATGTTTCAATTCTTCCATTCGCACAAATGCACTTGA